CAAGGGGTTTCCTTCGTCATCGTTCGCCACAGGGTTAAGGTTTTCCGTGCGTCCCTGCGGCATGCCCTGCAGCCAAGTAACAGCCTCTGAGCGGGCTTTGTCAGACAGGGCTTTCCCCTGCTCCGTCGCCATCTCCTGCCCCCTGCGTCCGGAGTACGCCTGCAGCATCTTGGCGAGGCCCTGCAGCGGGTTGATGGGCACCACATACCCGCCCGCCGTAGTGCCCTGTAGCGGCTCCATGGACTGCTGTGACAGCATTTCCGCGTACTTTCGGCGGCGCTCAATGTCCGCCTGCTCTGCGCCGTAGTCCGTGGGCATACCGAAGTTGACGTTAGGCATGGATTAGCCCCCGAATTTGAAAGTGCCGACAGGAGCACCAAGGGCCGCACCGCCAAGGTTAAACAGGCCGCTCATCAAGGCATTGTTTTGGCCCACCCCAGCGTTATAAGCGTTCATGTCCGCCTGTCCCTGCATCCCCGCAGCCCCGAGGTAATTAGCCCCCGCCGTGGTCTGCTGCTGCGGTGCCTGCTGAAATGTGGGGTTAGTCACCTGGGAGCCAGTCCGCAAGGCGTTCAACTCGTTCAACGGCTGATTACGCAAGGCGGTGCTCATTTGGAAGGTCTGCGGCATGGTGTTGATACCGGCCAGGATGGCTTGCTGATAGGCGTCATTGCGCCCTTGGTTGAAATCCCGCATCGCGTTATCCCATGCCTCCATCCCAGGCCTTAGCCCTTGGTTGTAGAGCTGGGATTCGGTGGTCTGCTGGCGGTGCTCCCACATGGGGTCTAGGCGGGATGTAACAGCTCCCTGTGCGGCATTCTGCACATCCGACACGGAACCATAGTCAAAGGGCTGGGAAAGGGATTCATTGGTACGCTGAAGGGCTTGTGTAGTCTGATCCCCAAGGCCGAGGGATGCAGCGTCCTGATAGCCGAGCAATTTTTCACCAGTGGGCGATAGATTGATTGTCGAGGACCATTGATCCGGATCGGCTTGACTTTGTGAATATGTAAGCGATCCGTAAGGGGTAAAAGTGTTCACTCGGTTCGCCTTGGTGGCAAAGCGAGCGGCATCCAGGTTGCCGGCAGCGGTGGCTTGAGCGGCTCCGGTGTAGTCAGGTGCCGGCGGCGGGCTTGAGTCTTTTCCCATACTTCTCTCCAATGAAGCGGCAGGCTTCTGGTTTCATGGTGTAGAGCAGGATTGCCCCGTCAGGGTGAGCGTCAACAATCCGCGCTTCTTCCGTAAATCCCATGTGTTCGACAAGTCGCCTGCAGTCGCTATTGCTTTCCGCGACCGGAGCAATGATCTTGTCTAATCCAAGATGGACATACGGATAATGAAAAATTGCCGCTAGATAAGCAGAAGTAATCCGGCCTTCTATAGCGATATGACAAACAACAGAGCGACCTGTCCAATTCTCGTACAGGACGCCTGCTACAAACTCACCGCGCCTCTTTAGGGCGATGCACACCGAGTTAGGGTTATGCGGGCAGTGAAGTTTGCGCGCTACCCATTCCCCCCCCTCGTTTGAAACGATCACAGGATGCCGCCAACCTCATAAACAAGGGAGGTGCTAACCCATTCCAAGCGCTGACCGTTCACGCTGGCATTGACCACCGTTCCAAAGGCTTTACCCTCTCCGGTGATGTCCTGCCAGTTGTCTAAAACCACGGTATCAGGCGCGAAGATGCTTGAATCCCACGTCGCCGAATCCCACAGGCCATAGGGGATCGTCTGCGTGGTCAGCGTCCCGACCTCGGCATTGGTCGCATAGTCCACATTCACGCCAACCGACACATCAGGCGATCCGTTGGACTGCAGGAATGGCTGCATCATTACCACCCGCTTATTAAGCGGTGTTTTCATGGTGGTGTAAGCCTGAGACGCAGAAGCCTCTATCTCGGTCCCGGCGTCGGAATAGCCTTCCCAAGCCTTATAGATGTTTCCATCCGTCCCAAAGTATGCGTCATTCTCGAAAATGCACCAGCAGGACGCTGCCCAGCCCTGAAACCGCCCCCATGATTTTGTGATGTTGTTCATCACGTATTGCTCTTGCGCTCCGGTTTCGTCCACAGGGACGTTAAGGGTTAGCTCATTCTCTTTCGGATGCCAATTCAACTGCCAGCCGAAGTTAGACCCGTACAAGGTGACAGCCTGCGACACCGCAGACATGATCTTGTCAGTTAGGGCAACGCGGGGATTGGTCCGGGAGGACTGCAAAGCCCCCGACATGGGTACAACACCATCCTGCGAGATGATCAGCAGATCACCAGCGTACTTGATGAAGCACCGCCGACCAACCGGCGACCCCATCTCATATATCCCGACCAATGACCATTTAGTAGCGTCGGCAGGGTCGGTTCCCTTGTAGACGATAACTTCGCCGTTGGACGTGATGAACACCGCAAAATCATCCAACCCGTAACCTGCATCAATCGTCCACGTAGCCATTGCCATGCAATAGCCGCCCTTGCGGGCAATCGAGGTAAGGTCAAATGCTGTAACCGCCCCTCCAAGCGCTCCCGTCGCCAGATACCAAGTCTTTAGGCTGTTGTTCTCAATCAGCCACATCCGCCCCTGATGCATATTGATCTGAATGCAGTCAGCGGTATCCACACCAGTTATGTTGTAGGGCGCTCCATCACCGTCCTGGTGCCAGGACGTACCGTCAAACACTACCGATTTATCCGCCCCATTCACCGCCCGGATGTAACTGCCTCCGGAAGTAGTGATATTGACGTACTGGAACCGACCATTGGCCAGCCCCGAATAGTCGATGATGCTCCCTCCAACCGTAACCACGATGTCTGTCCCGGCTTCCGTGGTTATCAGCGAACCGCCTTCCGTCCCTAGAAATTCGTCCGGCGTCGTGGTGTCGTAAATGATCCCCGAGGACGAACAAGCGAACATCTTATTAGTGGTCGGCCCCGAATAAACCATCAGCGTCTCGATGCGACCGCTAAGGTTCGTGGTTCTCAGCGCAGCACCTGGGCGGACCACTACAGAGGTAGGCTTCGGAAACCAGTTCACCAACTGCGCGGCATCGGTCGGCGGCATGTCCGCCAGAGAATCCCGAGCGTTCCACCCCCCCACTGGAGCCGGGATCGTCGTTACGGTGGAACCTTTACGCTTTGCCATTTATCTAAACATGCCGCCAGATGCGGCCTTTTTTGATATGGCGAATTAGTTCAGCGCTAACCTGATACATTCTTCCCAATTCCTCGCAAGTTCTTCCTTGAGCCAGAAACCCTCTAATAACGGGAATTTGTTCTTCTTTAAGCTTTGCGGTTGACCGTTGAGTACCAACCAAAGTACGGCGGCGACCTTTGCTTTCCATGTCTCGGATGTTGTCGGCTTGAGAACCTATAAATAGATGCGAAAGGTTAATGCAGGCAGGATTGTCACAAGCATGGCAAATAACCTTGCCAGCCTCAATAACACCATGCTCCCTTTCCCATACCGCCCGATGCAATCGCACTAATTTTCCAGACGGATGACGAATCCGCCCATATCCACATTCGTCTTTACTGCCGGTAAAAACGTGGCACCCATGCTCATTGACCTGAATTTGAGCATTCACGCGATCCCAAAACGGAAGCTGTCTAAATGCCCAAGACAAGGCCGGAGAAGCGCTGACTCTTGCGTATGGTTTTGACATATTTAACCGTTCGGGAAAGAGTCGGGAATATTTTCCCACCCGATAAGAATGCTAGACGGACGCGGGGCAAAAGACAGAGTTTGACTACCCATATCGTTTGCCTTGGCAATGCTCAGTTGTTCGCTGTAGTCGGCGGTATAGATGTCCCCGAATCCCTTAACCTCGAAATACTTTTTCTTTATCCCCAGCACCATCAGGCGGTCAGGGAATATGCAGGTGTCTGTGTCGGCAGTGAATGCGGATTGAGCAACGCCCAGCGTGCTGCGCGCCCAGTTCTTGGTCATGTACTCAAAGCCAAGAACCTCATTCACCCCAAGGGCCGGCCAAATCTGGAACAGATCGCCGAAAATGCGATAACGCACCCTCGGGCCTGTCGAGATATAGCCGGAAATCAGCCATTCCCACTGCTGCGGGGTTAGCGGTCCCAGCATCTCCCAATGCTTTGACTTGTCCCAATGGGTCCGGTCTATCTGGCGGTCCCAATCGGTCGGCAGGGCGTACTTAACTTGCGTGAGGGTATAGGTCGCAGCAGTGTTGCTGGATGTCGCAGGCTGAGACATTGGGATTGTGGTTCCGGAAGGCGTCCCATTAACGTAGGTCGCCTGATTGAT